GGAAGCGGTTTCCGATAGGGCGGGAAGTGACGTTGAATGATGGTGTTGCTAATCTACTGGTTGAACGTTGTAGGATTGCTGAATATGTTGTCGATGAATCAACAATTGTTTCCGGAAATCGTGACTCGTCCAACCGTGGAGCCAGTGACGCTATTCGAAGCGAAAAAGCAACTGGAAATGTCGCTGACCGACGACGCACACGATGACCATTTGACCGACTTGATTAAGCAATGTAGGGAACAGTTTGAAGACGACACTGATACGGCATTGTTGACGCAAACCTGGAAGGTTCAGTGCCAGAGTTTTGGTGACAAGATTACGCTTCCAAAACGGCCAGTGCAATCGATCACGACAGTTAAGTATTACGATGGAAACAACACTCAGCAAACGCTTTCATCGGCGTTGTACCAACTGCACAAGCCACTCAGGCAGATTCGGCTAGCCTACCAAGCGACAACTCCGGCAACAGCAGCTCGATGGGATGCTTGGGAGATTACCTACGTCTGCGGATACGGTAGCGACGCTACCAACGTGCCAGGCGTAGCAAAGCGGGCGATCCTGCAACTCATCGGGTACTACTTCGACGCAAACCGAGGCGACAACGACAGATCAACCGACCTTGGCAACTACGAAAAGCTTGTCCTGCGATACATGAGGGCAAGTTACCCATGAGCAGCAGAACGAAAGTCGGAGCAATGCGGCATCGCGTCCACATCCAAGAGCCTATCGAAGCACAAGACGACACCGGGCAACCAATCGTCACTTGGCAAACGATACTTGAAAACGAGCCTGCCGACTTTATGCCGACGGGTGGCATGGAATCAATGAGAGGCCGACAGCTTGAAGCAGGCACGAAGGCAATCTTTCGAGTCCGGTACAAGCCTGTCTACACAACACAAATGCGAGTCCTTTTCGATGACGTGTCGTATGGGATAACCTACGTCAATCAAGTCGATGGACTTCGCAAGTTCATAGAACTGGTGGCAACAACATGAGCCTAAAGCTTGAGATTTCATTCGATGAGGCGATGCTTGCCAAGATTATGCAGATTCCATTGCTAATGCGACTTGGGCCGAGCGAGCGAGTCCTGAAGGCGATGGCAAAGCCTATTGTGACAAAAGCGAAAGCGATCGCTCCAAACTCGATCACTTCAGGTACACGCAAGAAGTGGGGCAAGAAGTACAAAGACAACGCTGCTTGGCAAATCAGCTCAGGCAAGCACATCAAAACAAAGTATCTAAAAAACGAACGCGGCGGAGTTCTCATCGTCGGTGGAGATCACCCAAAAGCTAACAAGCTGAACTTTGAAGCTGGAGAAAACCGCAAAGTATTTTACTGGGGCGTTGACAGCGGCAAAGTAAAGCGCATCAACCCATCAGAACGCTTTATGCAACGAGCGTACGACGAAACAAAAGCGGCTCAACAGTCAGCAGGCTACGCACAACTGGAAAAAGAAATTAAGGAGCTAAAACTTGGCTAAAAACTTACGACTTACCGACACGGTCACAATTGCCAGTTCGGGGACTGTCTCCACTTCGTTGACCCTTGAAAACAGTCGGATACCAGTTGCGTTGACAACTCCTGCGGCGTTGACTGGTACCGCCTTTACCTTCAACGCCTCAGCAGACGGAACGACCTTTCGTCCTTTGTACTACGAATCAACCCAGTACACAGTAACGGTCTCCACATCAAGGCATATTGGTCTAAATCGACTGGCATTCGAAGGCGTCAAGTATCTTCAGATTGTCAGCGGTTCGACTGAGACTGCATCCAGAACTATTGGAGTAATAAGCGGCGAATAATGGCAAGCGACGTAGGCAAAGCACTCAGGTCAAAACTACTCAGCTACGCGGGCGTTTCTGCGTTGGTTGGGCAACGTATGTATCCTGACGCTTTGCTTCAAAACGCTACGCTCCCGGCAATCGTCTACTACAAAATTTCGACACTGCGAGAACACATCGTAGGCGACGTTACCAGACTCGCCCACGCTCGATTCCAACTTGATTGCTACGGCACATCGCGGGAGTCAGCCAACGACATTTCGCACGCAATCCGAACCAGCGGAATTTGTTCCTACCAGGGGACGACATTGAGTATCTATTTTTGCGGGACAGAGATAGACAGCGGCGATTCTTACGAAAGCGGTCCACCAACGGACGGCAATCAGGAGCATCGGTACATCACCAGTTTCGATTTGTTAGTTCACTATTGGGAGGCGACATAACATGCCAGCTTTAACAGTACCAGTCACAGGCAACGGCGCAACGATTTCAGGACTTGGAATCACAACCTTTCTGACTTCGATTAGTTCAGCAAAAATTCAAGCCACACCGCTTGATATTACAGTTCTTGCAACAACGGGATTCAAGAAAATGCGTCCTGGAGACTTGCGAGATTTGCCAGAGGTCACGGTCGAGTTTTATTGGCTGGGTGCTGCGGTGCCAACATCGACCACCATGATTCCAACCAGCGAACCGTACGCTGGAACAACCTTTACGATCACTTATCCAGGTGCGGGTTCATTTGCAGGAACCGCATTCGTCAAGAGCGTTGATTTTCCAGCACCAAAGAACGGCGAAGTCATGAAAGGATCGATGACGATCCAGTTCGACGGAGCCACAGGTCCAACATTTACGGCGGCGTAACATGATAACTGAATTGAAGCCATTTATTGGCATGGGCGTTGACGGTAAAGAAGTTGAACACGACCAATGGTTCGTGACTGTTGATGGCGTGAACCTTGGCTTGCTTTGCAAGAATCCAGACTCGCGGATCATGCCACTACTCGAAGGCAACAAACTAAGTGACGAGCAATGGTTGCCAATCGTTGCCGAGTGTTCGACGTTAGCCGGACACGTTGTCAATCCACCTTTCCATTTCCACGTTCCTCCTACCGAGGGACTTTTAGCAGACGAAGACGAGGAAGAAGAAGACGATGACGAACAAGAAGCTAATTGACAAAGACTCGCTGGCTGATGTGCTATCGCAACCAGTCCAAGAGGTTGTCGTTGAGTTCGAGGGCAAGCTGTTTCGTTTGCGAGAGCTTACAGAAGATCAGGCCGTAGCCTACGAACTCGAACTGCAAGACAAGAAGGGCAAGTTCGACGTTAAGAAGATGCGCCGAGCCATGATTGCCCACTCGTGGATTGGTGTTGATGGCGAACGACTGATCGACGACTCCGACAAGCTCAAGACCATGCGTCGAAGCTTGGCAGGTTACTTGTTTGAGGAGTGCCAGAAGCTGAACAGGTACGAACCTGGAGAGCTTGAGGGCTTAGTAAAAAACTTCGACGAAGCCGGAAGCTCCGAATAGCTTACCGGCTGGCCTTGCAGTGGGGGATCGCTGACGTTGATGGCTGGTTATCGACACTACCAAAAGGCACGCTGGATAAGTGGCTTGCTTTCGATGCTGTCGAGCCTATTGGCGAACAGCGATTGCAACACGCGGAGCTATTGGCAGTTCTGTACAGGCTTACAGCAGTCACACTGGCAGCACACGGGCAGGCAATGGAACCGATCCAGATCGAAGGTTACATGCCATCGCGGTACGAACCAGAAACCAAGCCAAAGAAACCAAAACCGTCAGAAGCGATTCCCCAAGTTGCATCGATCTTTGGACTTACAGAAGTAGTGAAACAGCATGGCCGGATCGATTAACCTAGCAAACGTAGCTCTTGGATTCGATGCTTCTGCGCTAACCAAAGGCGTAGATTTGTCGGCTGGTGAGCTACGCAAGCTAGGCACGGTTATCAAGGCTTCTGAAAGCAACATTGACAAGTACGCTGATGCGATGAAATTGCTGGACATCGCACAGCAAAAAGGTGCTGTAACTGCGGATAGGCTAGCGGCTGCGCAAGACCACTTGGCAAAAAAATACGGTATCGAAACGTATGCCATGATTGAGGCTAGGCAAGAAGCTGAAAAGCTCAATAAGCAAAAAAAAGACGATGATGCATTAGACAAATTGCGCATGCAAAACATTCAGCGAGGCATCGAATTGCGAAAGCAAGTCATGACTGCTGAGGAACGCCATGCGGCTGCATTGCGCACGCACAGCAACGATTTGAAGCGAGGAATAATCGATCAGGAAACATACAACCGTCTTATCGAGCAATCAGTTCAAAAAAACGGACTGGCTGCAAAGTCGGTTTTGCAAGTTGCAGACGCGCATAAAAAGCTTGCGGCAGTACCAAAACCAACAGTGTTACCACCACAGCAAAACCAAATTGCAGGCGATATCAAGTCGGTGTTGGCACAATACGCAGGAATGGCAGCGGCGTTTGCAGGCGTAAAGAAAAGCCTGTCACTGGCGGCGACAGCAGAAACCAACAAGATTGCATTGGAGGTTCTGACCGGCTCGACAGCTAAAGCACAGATGCTTTACGAAGGATTTATCGAACTAGATCGAAGTTCTCCTTTGTCTCGCGCAGACTTTTCAAGAAGTGCCCAAACGCTTATCGGCTACGGGTTTGCTGCTGAATCAACACTTCCAGCGTTGAAAGCACTTTCAGAAGTTTCCGTAGGCAACGCAGACCGCTTCCAATCGCTCTCGCTGGCGTTTGGACAGGTAACGGCCAACGGTCGCTTGATGGGTCAAGAAGTCTTGCAGATGGTAAATGCGGGATTCAACCCGTTGCAGGAAATAAGCCGGACGACTGGCCGCAGCATGATCGAGCTGAAGAAGGCTATGGAAGATGGAGCTATTTCCGCAAGCATGGTCGAAGATGCATTCAAGTCGGCAACGAGCGAAGGTGGGCGGTTTTATGAGATGAACGAACGCCTAAAGAATTCCGCTGCTGGTCAGTTTGCCAAGATGAGCAGCGATGTAGAGATGATGGCTACAGAAATTGGTACAAAACTGTTACCGGCGATGAAAGCACTCATGGACCTGATGAACGCAGGGGCCGACGCAAGCGGCAATGGTGGGGCGTTAGCACGCTTTGCGGAAACCTTTTCAGTTGGTTTAGAGGGGATTATAGCAATCGGAAGCGATGCTTTTATGAACCTTGATAGCAGTTACAAAGGAACAAAGTTTGCGGACTTGCAAGAGCGACTTGGAGAAGACGAGCTTAGAAAGCAAATGGAAAAAGAGCATGTGCGCATGCCAACGTTTGAAGAAAAAGAACGAATAAAAGATATTATTGCCAAACGTGCTGCCAAAGAACGTGAGGAACTAGAAGCAATTGCAGCTAAAGAAAAGAAGATAGCCGACGACAAAGCCGCTGCTGCGAAGATGGAAAGCGACAGGCAAAAGAAAGCACAACAGGAAGCGGACGCGGCGTTTCAAAAGCTTATCAAAGATTCCGAGACGCTAAAGCAAAAAGCACGATCGCCATTTGCTGAATACATCTTAGAGTTTGAGCGTTTGCAAGACATGTTTAACGAAGGATTTATTGACGAGGCAACCTTTGAAAAACAAACAGCGGATGCACTGGAAAAGGCGAATAAGAATGCAAGAACAGACAAGGAAGGTCCAGACAAAAACGGCATCGATCTAGCAATTGCTCCAACGCTTGCGGCTGGCAGTGTAGAGGCATACAAGTTCATGAACGATCAGAAGAACGAAGAGATGGAGATGGCGTTGAAGCAAACGGAACTCGCAGAAATAAACAATCAGATTGCACAGCAGCAACTTGACGCAATCAAAGAGATTCAACCAATCGGAAGGGCGCGTTAAATGGCAAGCCAGATTATAGAATCAAGCGAACTCCGAGACGGGAACGGCAGTGTTAAAGCTGGTAAGCTGCAAACGCTTATCTTTACCAGCAAGTACAAGTACATCGTACTTGCCGACAGCAAAGACGTTACCCGCGAAGAGATTCTCCTGCTAACGCCAGGCTTGCCGATCATCAATTTGGTTTACGGACCAACGAACCAAAAGTGCATGAGCAAGTCGGCACAACGCATGGCGAACCACGCCTTGCATTGGGAAGTTATCGCAGAGTTTGAATCGGGCCAAGAAGATCAGAAGCAATCACCAGACAATCCAGATTCGCCAGACCCGGTAACATGGATTCCGCTTTTCAAGATCGACTCGTTTGAAACCAAGCAACGAGTTCTGTACGAAGACTTTGACACCCCACCAAAGAAGATTGTCAACTATGCAAGCCAACCTTTTGCAGAACCACTGACGCGAACGGTCACGATATGTTCTTTCTCGCTTGTGCAGTTCGAAGATGCTTCGCAAGACATCAATACGATTATGGATCGTAATGACACTGTCAACCTAAGCAGCTTTCGCGGTCGTGCCGCAAAGACCTGCAAGCTGAACGTGACTGGTGCAGAGCTTGGTTATTTCGGATTCTTCCCAGCTTGGCGAATCAGCTACAAGGTAACTTACGATCCAGACACTTGGGAAACTGAATTGTTGCAAGTAGGCAGCGTATTTAAGGACGTTGCAGACGGTAACAAAATCAAGCCGTACTTGGACCAAACAAACTCCCATCGAATCGTCGGCAAACTAAAGGCGGACGGTGACAAGCTTGGATATACGGCAGACCCGCTTACAACCAAGTTTCTAACTTACAAACAAATCAGCTTCGATTTTATTAGGTCATAACATGGCAAAAGACGAAGACTTAGTAGCCTTTAGCCGACCAGACGCTGACGAAATCATTCGGAAGGTTCTTGGTTCTAACTTCGTTGGCGACGGACAAAACAGAACATCTGACGATACGTCTTTGCTGATTGCTTACACGACTGAGGGAGCCACAGCACGAAGCGGAACAACACTCGGAACGGGAACCGCGTCCAAGGTTTACACGGCTGACAGCGGCGATACGAGAACCATTTCAACGTCAACTGATACCGTCAAGTTCTACAACC